AACGAACTGGTTTACCAGCCGTGGATTACTTTAAATATGGAATGGTGCTTTTCCGAATCGACCAACATCGGCATAGGAGAAACAGTGACTGGAAAGATAGCCCTCGCATCAGAAAGAGCCGGAAAGACTCGACTATTTGCTATTGTTGATTATTGGACTCAAAATAGTTTACAAACGTTACATGACTGGTTAATGAATATCTTAAAATCATTACAAAACGATTCAACGTTCGACCAGAACCGAGGTTTTGAGCGAATAATGTCTGTTAAGACACGTTGGATGTCAAGTTTTGACATTAAGAAATTCACGGACCGTATGCCAGTGACGTTGCAATCAACTGTACTAGAGTACTATACAAGCCGTGACCTCGCATCTTGTTGGGAAAGGATCGTGACAAAACGTAGCTTTCTAACAAATCATACTACAGTGAAGGTGAAATGGGCAGTGGGCCAGCCACTCGGAGCATTGTCTTCGTGGGCAGCTTGCACGCTACTTCACCACCATCTGGTGTGGTTTGCTAGTTTTCTACACTTTGGCGATCACCGACCTTTCAATAAATACGAAGTTTTAGGTGATGATATAGTAATCTGGCACAAAGGTGTGGGATCAATTTACGCTAATCTATTAAATGAGATTGGGGTGGAGATTAATACATCTAAGAGTAAGTCTTATGAAAGTGATGAGAGAATGCCGATTTTCGAGTTTGCCAAACGCATTTCTGTGAATGGTAACGAGATAACAGGGATCCCTTATGACCTTTTAGAAGCTAGCTCGAAGAGTATATATTCTTTCACTGAACTGATAAATTATTCAGTAGAAACCAAACTTATTTTAAAAGAACGCAGAGATTTAGCCCTTCCCGATTATCTATCCACTAAAGGAAGACAATTTTTAGAAATTCTTTTATGGGAGCGAGACCTCGGACACCCAAGTTGGTTAGAAAACCGCTTTGGTAATGCCTCTGAAGAGATCACCCTTCTTAACCATCTTAGAATCGAAATTGCAAAGATACGCTTAGAAGGTTTCCAAGAATTAATTGAGAAACTTGACGAGATTGTATATTCAAGCAATTTAGAAGATAACTTGCGTCAAGCGGGGGTCACATACTCTGATATGTTGATTGGGTACAGTAACGCTGGGTACTATCACCCTATAATTCATGCCTTAAATTACACTGGTATTGAGTTATATCATACGTTACCTATCCTTCAAGATATACGAGACAGATTGTGCAATGGTGAATTGTTGGAATTACCCGAGTTAACAAGTGTTGAGTATCTGCCACTACCTTATCAAGGTGTTTACTTTGAGCGCCCCGGTAAGAGAAACCCAGAACGTCTTCGTAAACACAGTCAGCTAGTATTGACAGCAGTCAAACAATTGAAAGGTACCATTAATGGATTCACGTTAATCGTGAATGATTAAATAGACACCTCTACGGGAAATAATAGTAGAGCGTACTAATACTTGAGTGTCCGAAGGGAC